TCTCTGCTACTGAGTTGTCGATTATAACTTTCTAAGTATTTCCTAAACACCTTGCTACGTTCTTTACGCAATTCAATATTGATGTGTTCTAGGATTGCTTCAATTTCTTGAAGTTGGTTAAAACGATGTTCTGTGATGCCAGGCAAGGCAGAACTGGATTTCTCCAGACTGCCTTTTATCCTGCATTCGTACTTGGCTTCGGCAAGCTCGCCTTCAAAATAGTCAATTGCACTAACAATATTACCTAAGTCGTCAAGGATCTTGTTGTACCAAGTACTCATACTTTACTCCTAGTAATAATCGTCGTCGAACTCATCTTCATCATCAACGCCTTCGTCAAAGTATGATACTATAGCAGTTTTCATAACTTTGTCAAACTCGTTTTTGTACATGTCAATGTCGCCGATGTCAATGTTTTCGTCAAACAATCGCAGGAGTCGCTCTGCTTCGGGAAGTCGTTCTTTCTGAGGCACGTGGCCTTTCATGATTTCCCAGACTTCGTTTAAAAGTGCTACTTCAGGACTCATCTACCATCTCTCCGGTTTCTTCTAGATCAGCAGGGTCAAGGTCACCTACATCAATATCACCTGATGCATTTGGATTTTGACCCCACTCGTCTATAATTACCTGAAGCCTTTCTCCAGTCCACTGTTTTCTGAACTCTTTGATCACTTCGCCTGTTACCGGGCTAACGTATTCCAGTTTGTTACCAGTTTTCTGTACAATACCTTTAGACTCAAACATTTCCAATAGTCCGCTGTATGGATCCATTCCAGTCTCATAAGGAATCTTGATTTGCACTCCTTCGAACGGCTTGCTGTAACGTGACTTCATAACTTTACATGCGGCACGAATACCTTGTACAGTTGAGGTCTTGTTACCATCCTCGTCCTCTTTGAGCTTGAGCTTACGCATTGCTACCACAATACTTGATGCATAGATAAAGCCTTGTCCGCCTGAGATCTTGTCATCTGGGTCGAACATGTCTTGTGATGCATAAGTGTGGTTAGTTGCTACTAGTGCGATTGGAAATGGTGCAATCTGGTTAACCATGTTACGCACCAATGCTGTAAGTGCTTTAGGCTTACGACCTAAGTCACCTTTCATGTCACCTTTTTGGAACTGATCTACATCAGTGGGTGACAACAGCATGCCTAAACTGTCGATGATAAACACCAACTTGGGCATCTCGTGATATTCCAAATCACCATAGTTTGCTTTGTAGTCCTTCATAAACTCCGACAATGCTTTTGCAACGTCGTCAATCATTGAAACACTGATACGCAACAACTTATCTGGTGTGGTTTGCACATCAAGGGCTTGTAGCCATTCTTCGTCAAGTGCGTTCTCAGAATCAAACAACACAACCTGACAGCCCATGTCTTGTGCATTTTTAGCAATGTTGCCGGAACAGATAAAGCTCTTACCCGAACCGGACTCTCCAGCAAACACACTGACTTTACCAAGTGGGATACCCTTGTTGAAATCATTGGATATCAAATAGTTTAGTGTGTGATTGCCTGTGCTGACCCAATCCTGTGGGTCGTGAAATCCTGCACTGATACCACTAATGCTCTTAGTGATACCCGTACGGAACTTGGTCAAGTCAAATGGTTTCTGCATGATTGTACCTCCTTAAGACTGACGGTTACGAATCATTGCAAGAATGTCATCTGCTGATTTCTTTCCGTTATCTTCTGCTGATGCAGGTGCTGGTTCTACTGCTGGCGGTGCTACTGGAGCAGGAGCAGGTGCTTCAGCAACTGGAGCAGGCGCTGGTGCTACTGGAGCAGGCGCTGGTGCTTGTGCTGACGCACTAGTTGCTTGCACTGCTGTGCTAGGCACTTCAATACCGTATGGCTTGTAGAAGTTACCCCACTTAGCAGGATCATACAATTCACCGTCAACTGATGCCGCAAACATTTCGCTGATTGCTTGATAGCCTTCAGCAGTAGGTTGTGCTGGCAAAAAGTCTTTGAGATTGTACAAACCAAACTGATCAATTGCCGCAAGTTGAACTTCGTCAAGACTTGATTCTTTACGAGCCCACTTAGACGTGCTGTAGTCTGCGTACTGACCTTTGGTGGTTTTTGTTACACGGAAGTCTGTACCTGCTACATAATCAGTTGGAATGTTTTCCATATCAGGATCCATCAACGCACTCTTGATGATGTTGAAGATCTGAGGTGAGATAACAAACCTACGAATTGGATTCTCAGGTGCATCCTCGTTTAATGGATTCTCTGTAACAAATCCTTGGAAGATGTAACTACGCTTCTTCCAATACTTGCGACCCATATCTTCTAGTG